CAGTGGGGGGTTACCTGCGTGAGCGGTGGCGGGGCTATATATGTAAATCTTTTAGACTTTGCTTTTGTATCCATATAAATCTTTTGCATTTTTAGATAGGGGGGGCAATCAAATAAATCTTTTAGATTTTCAGTTTTCTGCTACAAAAGTAATTTTGAAATTTTTTTTGAAAAATTTTTAAAAGGTCAAAGATTGTTTTACATTAAAATGTGTGGTACTATCTTTATATATAACTATCCACAACTGGTGACTTATGATCTCATTCCCCTATTCCCCACGCGAACTCCAAGCTACAGAGGCGCGGTTATCCCAAATATACGAAGCTGCCAAGCTCGGCTTAAAAGGAGATAAACTGGCGCTTGCCTCCGGCATGTTACCCTCCGAATATCGCCAACTCTGTCAACTTGACCCAACTGTTGAACTGGCCGCCTTGAAGGGCGCTGCCGATGCAGAAGTGGAAGCCTCAACGCAGTTGAGAGATGCTGCACGGAACGGTGATTCCAAAGCAGCGCTGGCTATCTTGCAACATTCTCACGGCTGGGCTACTGCTAAGGAGTCCACTAGAGTGGCGGTTGGCTTGACCAACGCTGATGGTTCAGCTATGAATTTAGTGATAGGTTGGGAAGAATGAAGGTTACGCTTCCTTATAAGCCTAGAGATGTGTTCAAGCCTTTGCACAATCGGAAGGAACGCTGGGCAGTTGTGGTGGCGCATAGACGCGCAGGGAAGTCTGTGTCGTGCATTAATGAATTGATACGCGCTGCCTGTCAGGATGTGTCGGGTGATGGACGCTATGGCTACATTTGCCCTTACTACTCCCAAGCCAAACAGGTGATCTGGGATTACTGTAAGACGTTTACCAAACCGATACCTAATATAAAGGTGAATGAATCGGAACTGCGGTTAGATTTTCCTAATGGTTCTCGATTGCAGTTGTTCGGTGCGGATAACCCTGACAGATTACGAGGTCTATATTTTGACGGCATCATTGCGGATGAATATGGTGACTGGAAATCCTCCGTGTGGGCATATGTTATCCGTCCGGCATTGGCTGATCGGAAAGGTTGGGCGATCATCATCGGTACGCCTAAAGGGAAGAACGCTTTTTATGAACGTTATGAGCAGGGCAAGACCGATCCTAACTGTTTTACCTTGATATTGAAAGCATCAGAGTCAGGTTTGTTGGACGCGGAGGAGTTAGCCGAGCTTAAGAACGAGCTGAGTGAGGACGCATGGTTACAGGAAATGGAATGTAACTTTGATGCAGCGATACCTGGGGCTATCTACGGTAAGGAAATGTATGAATTGGCTGAATCTGGGCGCGTAAAGCCTTGTTATGACCGTTCGTTAAAGACTTATGCTGCTCTCGACTTAGGGTGGAGCGATGATACTGCGATATGGTGGTATCAAGTGGTAGGGCGAGAGCTTCGGGTAATCGATTGTTACTCAAATTCAGGTATGCCAATCAGTCATTATGACGAGATATTAAAAGGAAGGGGCTACGATTACGGAGAATGGCTATATTTACCCCATGATGCTAAGGCAAAAAGCTTACAAACGGGCAGGTCTATTGAAGAACAGTTCAGATCGCTAGGTTGGCGACCAAGAATCGTGCCAAGTGTCAGTCTGATGGATGGAATTCAAGCAGCACGTCTGACTTTAGCGGATTGTTGGTTTGATCCTAAGTGTAAAGAGGGCATGGAAGCCCTCACGCAGTATCAACGAGAGTATAATCTGGATAAAAAGATATTCAATGACCGACCAAAGCACGATTGGACTTCTCATTATGCGGACGGATTTAGGTATGTAGCATTGGCATGGCGTGAACAGCGTCCAGAGCCAAGAATAAAGAAACCTAAGTATTGGCAGGAACAAACATTGAACGAATTATGGGAATCTAGCACAAAACCATTTAGAAAACGAATATAAGTGTTGCTTTTAGCAGAAAAACGGTATAATCACCCAAACCCTTTTAAATGAGCGGCACGATGGCAAAAGAATCAGTAGATAAATCAGCACAGCCGTGGCACGATGAATTGTCACGCTACAATCAAACGTTTAAGAAGTGGACTGAGCGTGGCGAAAAGGTCATTAAACGTTACCGTGATGAACGGAAAGACGTTGAGCAGACTGATGCACGATTTAATATCTTTTGGTCTAACATTCAGACGTTAAAACCTGCTATTTATGCTAAACCGCCTAATCCTGAAGTATCAAGACGCTTTGACGATCAGAATGATGTTGCTCGTGTTGCTTCTAACATCTTAGAACGTGTCTTATCATATGAAATTAATCAATATCCTGATTTTCATGCTACTATTTCCAATGTGGTTGATGATAGATTGCTACCAGGGCGTGGTGTGGCTTGGTTACGATATGAACCGATCATTGAATCAGTTGATGCCGAACCTCAGATCACTGATTATGAAGAAGTAGGTGGGGATGAATATGCTCCTACCGGAGAATCATTAGAAGAAAATGCGTTAGCAGGAGAACAACCTGCCCAATATGAGCGCATTACTTCTGAAACTACCCCTGTCGATTACGTTTACTGGCAAGATTTTGCCCATCTACCAGCGAGAACGTGGGAAGAGGTAACTTGGGTAGCTAGACGTGTTTATATGTCGCTAGAGGAAGGAGAAGAGCGATTTGGTGAGGTGTTTAACCAAGTTCCTTTAACTCATTCACCTGATCGACAAGATGGCGAGAAAGAATCAACCCAATCATTGAAGAAAGCTGAAGTTTGGGAAATTTGGTGTAAATCAACTAAATGTGTCTACTGGGTGGCAAACAATTATGACGTTATCCTTGACCATCGTGAAGATCCATTAGAATTATGCGACTTCTTTCCTTGCCCTAAGCCTTACTTTGCTACTACCACTTCAGGATCGCTTGTTCCTATTGCTGATTTCTTATTGTATCAAGATCAAGCAGATGAAATTGATGATCTAACAGGCAGAATCAAGCATCTTACCAAAGCCATGAAGGTTATGGGTATTTATGCGGCTGACGAACCAGCTATTGAACGTCTGATGAAGGAAGGCAACGATGGCGTTCTGATTCCAGTTAAAAATTGGGCGGCATTTGTAGAAAAAGGTGGTTTGCAAGGTGCAGTTCAGTTCATGCCATTACGAGATGTGGCACAAGCCTTGCAACAGTTGTATCAAGCTCGTGAATCATGTAAACAAATCATCTATGAAACGACTGGTTTGTCCGATATTATGCGCGGAGCTTCGGTTGCATCGGAAACTGCTACCGCACAACAAATTAAATCACAGTTTGCTTCATTACGTTTGAATAGTATGAAAGATGACATGAGCCGATTTGCTCGTGACATTTTAAGAATGAAGTCTGAAATCATTTGTTCTAAATACCAACCTGAAACATTGATTCAAATGTCAGGTATTAGCTTCACACCTGATGCTCAGTTTATTGAGCCAGCTATTCAGATGTTGAAGAATGAATCAATGCGTAATTTTAACATTGATATTGAAACTGATACATTAGTTCAAATAGATCAGCAAGCTGAAAAACAAAGTAGAATTGAATTCTTAACTTCGGCCAGTACATTTTTAGAGAAAGTCCTTCCGATGGGACAACAAGCACCTGAGTTAGTTCCTTTACTAGGTGAAATGTTATTGTTTGGTATTAGAGGATTTAAAATTGGTCGTACTATTGAAGGAACATTTGAACAATTTATTGCTCAAATGAATCAGCAAGAAAAAGCGAAAGCCGCTCAACCTCCGCAACCACCTCCTCCAACACCTGAAATGATTAGGGCGCAAGCTGAATCTCAAAATGCACAGGCTAAGATTCAATTAGAACAGCAAACTACTCAAGCTAAATTGCAGTTGGAACAAGCTAAATTGCAAACAGAACAACAATTAGAAGCACAAAAACTTCAATTTGAGCAATGGAAAGCTCAACTTGATGCAGATACTCGCGTAATGATTGCTGAAATGAGCAGTAAAACCAGTTTGAAACAGTCATCAATGACTATAAATGCTGCTCGCGATCAAGAAGGTATTTTAGAGCTTAACGATAATGGTGACGAGCAACCAAACAGTGCTTTAGCTGGATTGATCGAGGCAGTTAATCAAAACTATGCACAGATGATTCAAATGTCAACTATGCAGAATGAAGTTATGTTACAGAAACAAGCTGAAATGGTAGCTAATCTGTCGCGTCCTAAACAAATCGTTCGCGGTGCGGATGGCAAAATAATTGGAGTTCAATAATGGCGGTAACATTAAATACAACCTTGCGTAATAATAGAGCTGACGCTATTACTACATTTGCTGATAATGGGGCTAAGTTAAGGCTTTATACTTCTGGCGCAACATTGATTGTTGAGTGTGTTTGTGGCACACCTTTTGCGGCTGCGGCTTCAGGAGGGGTATTAACTCTTTCAACTATTTCACAAGGTACGGCTGGAGCATCCGGTACAGTAACAAATGCAAGCCTTTATAAAGCTGATGGCACAACTTTAGTAGTAAGCGGAATGACTGTGGGAACTTCAGGGTCAAATGTTAATTTATCCAGTACACTAATATCTACAGGTGATAATGTGGATATATCTTCAGCTACAATTTCTGAAGGTAACGCTTAACAATGGCTTTATGGGATTCTGGGATATGGGATTCCTCTAAATGGTCTACAATCGAATCAACTGTAGCAATAACCCTTGATGGGGTTACAGTTGCTTCAACAGGTAAGGTTGTACATGTAGCTACTGTAGTGATAACACTTGATGATGTAGCTATTGCATCAAGTGGTGTAATAACACGCCATGCCACGGTTGATTTACCGCTTGATGATATAATTATTGAATCAAATGGCAATATTACTCGACATGCAACTTTAGATTTAACACTTGATGATGTAGATATAGTTATTGCTGGACAAAATGTTCATGCAGGGCCGTTAAATATTCAGCTTGATGATATAATTTTTGAAGCGACAGGGCAACATGGGCATACTGGGACTTTAGCGGTATCTTTAGATGAATTAATAATTTATTTTCAAGGAGCTGATGATAATCAGCAGCAACATCGAGGAGGCTTTGACGCTAAAAAACGTAAGCCTACGGTTTACAAGGATGAAAGACAAGAGCTTGAATCTCAAATAGCAAAAGCAATCGCTAAAGTTACAGGAGAAGATCAAGAAACCGCAACGCCTGAAGTAGAAGTTAAAGTAGTTGAACCTGTAGAAACGCCAAACTACCAGCTTCAAGAAATGGTTATGAAAGCCCAGGCTATGGCGCTTCAAGCCGAAATAGACCTTCTAATTCAAGCTGAATTAGACGATGAAGAATCACTCATGTTACTTTTATAGGTATAGACAATGGCAGGAACAGCACAAATAACAGGTGCATATAATGGTTTTGCACCTCAATCAGCAGGTAATGACGGATCAATTTTGTGCGTAAGTACAAACAGCCCAAAACCTACTTTTAGATACACAGCTATAGACATTACCCCTGTAGCCACAGCTACCGATGTTTTGGTTTTAAAAGGGTCTGCTACCAAAATAGTTAGGGTTACTAGAGCAAGTATATTAGGCTCTGCAACAGGAGCTTCTATTTATGATTTGTACCTTACTAAACGCACAACTGCTAATACAGGCGGTACTTCAACTGCTCCAACTGCAACGCCATCAGATACTTTAGATGAGGCTGCAACAGCAACTTTAGCGCTTTATACTGCTAACCCTTCAGCTTTAGGTACAGGAACACTTTTAGAAGGAACTAAAGTTTATTTACCTGCTGGGTCAGCGCCTGCTGGAGCTGGTGCGATAAGGGATATTATATTTGGAAATAGAAATGATAAAGCACCTGTATTACGGGGAGTAAATGAATCTATAGCTTTTAATTTTGCTGGGGCAACTGTCCCTGCTGGCGCATCAATTTATATGCACATTGAATGGACAGAGGACATCATTTAATGCCTTTATATGAAGTTAAATGCCGAGTTTGCGGAGAGCATCAAGATATTTTCCGCAAATTAGCTGATTGGGATAAGCTACCTGACTGCTGTGGCGAACCCACAAGTCGAGTTCTATCTGCACCAGCGGTATTTGAGGATATAAAACCTTATAAATCTATGGTAACTGGTGAAATGATTACTAGCCGAAGTCATCATCGTAAGCATTTGATAACCCATAATGTACGCGAAGTTGGTAACGATAATCATACGCCTCAAGTTGACCATTTTGCCATCAAACGTAAAAAAGAAGCTTTGCGTAAAGAAATAGCTGAAAAATTTAATTAATTAACTAAGGATATTTATGAGTGACGATACAATGCTTGACGACTCAAGCCAAGTAGAATCTTCTGAAGTAGAAGAATCAACATCAACTGCTTCAACTGAGCCTGAAACGACCCATGATATAATAGGCAGGGAATTAGATAAATTAACCCCTGAAGAAACTGAAAAACCTGAAGAAAAAGCACCTGAAGAACCAAAACCAGTATCACCTGAACGCTCTCCGTGGAAATCATGGAAAGCTGAAGCAGCAAAAGCGCTGGAAAAGTTGCCTGAGGAAACGCAGAAGTATATAATCGAACGTGAAACTCAATTTCATAAAGGAATTGAGCAATATAAGGAAGCAGCCAACTATGCAAAAACCATAGATAGGGCTATATCCCCTTATAAAGATTACATGA